CGATTATTAAGTGTAAAATATATTTTATTATGTGGAGCATTTGGTTTCTTTATTATTCTGCAAAAAATGGATTATATGTATAGTTATGAGTTTTTTTGTTGTTTATTGTTCGAGTGTTGTCTAATATAAATATTATAAATTTATATTTCCCATAGATTTAACTTTGTTAGTTTAATATCTTTGCAAAGTCCTTCTAGCGTTGGATATATAAAACTATGGCTTATTCCTATTTTTCTTAAACTCATAAGAATATGCTTCTTATATGCTGCTTGAATTCTATACTTTGCATAAATATCAGATTCTTCTTCTGTCGGGTTTGCATATATTATGAATACACTATTTTGGTTTTTGTATCTTTCATTTGTTATAATAGGTTTAACTAAAAAATTGGATTCAATAGTATAAGGATTTCTATTGTCTACAAAGATCATTCTTGAGGGGAAATATTGATATACACATCCGTCTTTATCATAGTTACTGCATACTGCAAAATATAAAGCAACTAATGGATTATAGCTCCAATCAAGTAATCTCGTGGGTAATCCATGGTGTTGAGCTAAAAATAATAACTCAAACTCATTATTGCACCTATCCACATGAAGAGTATGCATTCTTCTAAATTCAGACATCATGTCTTGCTCAAAATCTTTGGTCCTTTTTAAATCTTTGGGAAAAAGCCTACCAATAGAAGGTATGAGTTTATAATTAATATCGGAATGACCTCTAAAGAAATCAATATCAGGTTTTATATTTCTTTCATCTAATATAGATATGAAATCTTTTACCGAATTTATTGTAAAGTTTTCCATAGTGTTCTATCTCTAGTAATTTCTTATTTTGAGTGTTTTTATATAGAGAGTTTTTCTAATGTTCACTATTAATTGAATATTACCTTCGTCTTGGTCTTTGTAACTCGATCACATTAAAAATCTGTTTTACTTCTGCTAGGTCAATAACTTTATTTGGATACATATCATTCAAAGAATGTATTGTAATTGTATGATTATCTACATTGTGATCTATTATTCTTTTAACAAGTATTCCTTCTTGGTGAACAATGACAAAATCCCATTTTCTAATGTGCAATTTGGAAGTTACCCATAAATGAGATTGTATCTCTCGGCAAAGGAGTCGATCACCTTCTAGGTAACTATCTTCTGTTCCATCATTCATGCTGTCACCTTTTACTTCAAAGGCAACATAATTTCCTTGGGCTTCATGATCTACTATAAAAGGTATAGTAGGTAAAGTTGCCATATATGCAGCATCTTCATAGCCGCATAAATATCCTGCTTGTGCGTATTGGTTCACTAGTGGTACGTGTATTATGTAGTTTTGGTTTATTTGAACTGCTTCGTTTGTATTGTTATTTGCGATAATATCGCTATCATTCGTACTGATAAAGTATTCAGAAACTTTATCCATGCCAAATACTTCTATAATATTATTATATAACTCCTCTGTAAGAGGCTTTTTACCACTTTCTATTTCTGATAAATAGGCTTGTTTGATACCAATTTTTTCACCAAAATCCTTTTGCCTAAGTTTCAGAGACTTCCTTAAACTTGCGATATTAATCTTGCCCATAATGTTAAATATTGTCAATATAGCAATATTTTATTGCGATATTTAGCGATATATTGCAATAAGATAGTATATTTGCATCATCAATCATTCAATCACGATACAAAGATAGAAAAAAGGTTGATAGGATAAAATAGTACATACATATTAAAATACACGATTATGAGCACGAATTTTAAAAATCAGATGAAAGAGGTCATGAGCCTTGCTTGGCAAATGGTTAAGAAGAACGGTTTTTCAATGTCAGAAGCTTTGAAAACAGCCTGGACTAATTTGAAGCTGAAAGCTGAAATGAAAAACCGGATCGTAAAGTTCTACTTTCAGAAAGTCGATGGTTCTGTACGTGAAGCATACGGTACTCTTTGCGAAAAATACATGCCCGCAGTAACCGGTACTGATAAGAGGGCGAAGAACGAAACCGTTCAGACTTATTTCGATACAGAAGTAGGTGAGTTCAGATGCTATAAGAAAGCTAACCTTTTAAAAATTGCATGATTATGACACACTACGAATTAGAACAAGGCTTGAACGCCTTATACAGAGACTTGGATAATGTTCAGAAGATGGACGAAGCAACAGCCCGTAGAGTTTACAACGTAGATTGCAAGGCTGATATTATCGAAGTGATACAAGAAGAAATAGAGACTTACCAAACAATTTTAGGACTTGATGCTAAAGAAGATGATGGTATGGATTACGATGCCCTCTGTATGGTTCAAGGATTGAGCCGATACGCATAACACCCCTACCCTGCTGACGGATTGAACGGCAGCCGATAGCGAGAATCGGACAGGGTACTTTCGATTAGTTCTTTGACATTTTGGTTAACACGAAAAGAAATTCAACCATAGCAGAAATGCCGTGACTGGTTGAAGGTTTGAATTAGTTATAAACATCACTTGGAAGTCCGAAAAGTCTTTATCAGTAAGCATATAGCAGGTTAGGCGAGCTATAACGCTATCTAAGAGATTTAACATATAGCCCTATTGACAGCTTGAAACTGGCAACTGATAGTGAGAATCAGATAGGGCACAAATTTTAAATTATTCGATTATGTCGCATTATTATTCAAAAGTAGATGCAGATAGTTTATTATCGTTAGTGAATGCATCTGATTGCGTAGAGTATTTCGATACATCTAGTTTGGTTTCTGAAATGGATGAAACAGAAGTCCTAAATCAGATAAACGAAGATACCATAATTAGTTATCTCGAAGACAAGGGCTTTAAAGTAGAAAAGGAGGGTTGAATATGAAACTAATCCAGTTTGTTTTATCCATAATTTTAGCTTTGTGTGCTATTGGTATGCTATATGGGGCAATAACGACATCTAGCCCCATGAAATTAATGTCTATTGTTATAATGGGTATTATATGTATCGGGACTTTCGCCTTTGTCAGAATAGCCTATACAGAATTACACGAATAAGTTCAAATCAAGATAGTAATGAAAGATATAGGTATCGCATTGATTTATGTTGCTTTTTTCTCTCTAATAGGATTTTCCTTGTGGGTGACAAAAAGTGTATGGGTATTATTGGCATTGATATTTACCCCTGAGTATCACAGTAAGAAAGATTAATAACAATTTAGAAATGAATAAGAATGAGATTAAACTTCAAAAGAATAATTCTAATCGTGATTGGAGCGATTAGAATGGATTCAAGAGTTTCATTCTTTTTTGCAGGGTGATATTCCAGAAGGAATTTCTTTAGGTGATGAGTATAAAGTTAAACTTACTCCAGAGCAATCAAGTACTGTTATTTGGTATCTACAAGAACACTTCCCCATACTACCGGATTCGATAGAAATGTGTGACGTGTGTAAGAGATTGTATGATAGTTATTCCGAAGGTTGTCATTACGAGATTGAGGGAAAGAACTTTTGTGGAGCATGTGAAGATGAAAGTGAGGCTACATATTGCGATAATTGTATGTCTGATATGTGGAAATCAGAGGGTAGAGATGAAGATACAGGGCTTTATCTCTGCAAGAAATGCAAGGAGAATAAGAAGTAATTGACGAATAACATAAAGATAGTAATGAATATGAGAACAATAAAATTCAGAGGTAAAAACTTATATAATAACGAATGGATATTTGGTGACTTGATTCAGTACGAAAGTGGTGAAATGGCTATTTTCAGCAAGAAACTTTCCCAATATGGATGCGAAGCTACTGAAATGTTTAATAGAAGTAAGGTAGAAACTACAACTGTGGGACAATTCACAGGCTTATTCGACAAAAACGGCAACGAAATCTATGAAGGGGATATAATCAGCATAAACGGTAAATACCCCAAATTGGTGAGATATATAGATGATTATGCTTGTTTTTGTTTAGCCAACATAGAAGACCTAGACGAAAAAATGGACACAGGTTATTGGCATCAAGTATCTCCCGGTTGGTGGAATTCATCAAAACGAATAATTAAAGTACTTAGTAATATTCATGATAATCCCGAATTAATTGACTAATAACAGAATAAGAAATGAATAAAATTAAAAAAGAATATTTGGTCAATGTAGATATGCGTTGGTCGATAAACTACGAAGTAAAAGCCTGTTCAGAAACAGAAGCAAAACGCCTTGCATGGGAGAAATTCAAAAAGAATCTTCCGAAGAAATGTTTCGAGATCTTGGCAGATAAAAAATAATCTTCAATATAAGATAGAAAGGAGCTAAATATGGAATATAGTAAAACAGGGCGTTTTACCGCTAATCAAGAAAAATTAGCTAAAGAAATAGCTATCCGAATTGCTAAATTGCGTAAAAGTGGTTGTTATGTATTCGGAAATGGTGATAGATTGCATGTTTATAAAATAAGAGATATCGAGCATGAGCAGCCATTACATCTTACTACAAGTAGCGATTATAACCATCCTCTTAAATATCTTGAAGCCGGACATATAAACGATAGTGGAGCAGGTGATATCCTGTTTTTTGAACCGGGATATATAACCGAAGAATAAACCTCAAAACAATAAAGATGAATATGAATGATTATAAAGATAAATATGGATATATAACTCGTAGGAAAATAGAAGTTCCCCAAAGAGAGTTGACTATTCGAGGACATAAGGTATCTGATATTAAAAGAGAAGATATTGAAAATTTCTGTAAAGCAAGAGCCATTCCACCTGAATGGTTGGTGAGTGAGCTTATCAAAGATATTGATTAACGTAAAACAATAAGATATGAATGAAACATTAGATCTGCAAATTAAGCGGTTAGAGTTTTGCCGTGACTGTATCGTACTTGATTACGATGCCGGGAGAGAAGAATACAATCACCTTGAAAGGATGATTGAAGAATTGAAACAACTAAAATCCAAACAGACATCCGCAAAAAGGTAGACCGATAATCTGGCATAAGGTTCCTGCAATAAGTCAGTACTGTGAGTAAGGGAAACCAGCCGGGCGGATTCTGAAAAATATAGTAATTTTTATCGTGTTTTATTTTGTGTTTGTGTTGTACTGGTGCGCGGTCTGTGAAGATAGTGCACCTTTTTTATTTGAAGGAATGGCGGAATTGGCAGACGCGGTAAAGCTTGGCATTCCCGGTTCGAGTCCGGGTTCCTTCACAAAGCTTATTTTATGTTTAACCAATGATGCCGACGAAAAGGACGTCGTAGGGTTTAAGCCCCTGTATTTATTTGATTTTTAAATGTTCTGCATCTATCCCGGTGTCCGTTGATTCGGTATCCGGGAACAAAGTAGCTCGTGAGAGTGAATGTTTATCAATAAAAGAACAAGAATATCAAAGTCCACATTAGAGCGCTAGTGTGGCAATCATGGATAAGTGGCGGAATTGGAAGACGCACGGAACGTATGCCGGGACTCTCGCTTATTAACAGTAAAGCTCATCCTCGTTCGAATCGAGGCTTATCCACAATCACTAATTAAAAAAACAGCTTATGGAAAAAGTAAGTAGCAAAGAAAAAATGAAAACCATGAAGAAAGGAGCAACAATCAAATTGCCAATATCTTCGTTAGAGACAATTCGTAACAATGTATCCATTTTAAATGCTAAACATTACAGCGAAGGCAAAAAATGGAAGTCTGAATCATTCAAAGAAAAAGGCATTGTTATAGTTACCAGGACTGCGTAACCAATCAACTTACACGATTATGGAAAGAGTATTAACAGAACTTACACCTGAATGTGAGGTTACAGCACGAATGTACGCACAGGGGTATGAGAAGAAGGAAATAGCTTCGATGAAATGCAGGGCATTGAGTACGATAAATAACCAACTGCAAGAGGCTTTCAGAATTCTTCGAATTAGAAACGGAAGAGAACTGGCGACAATGTTTTATGAGCGAATGACAGGAATGAAATTTACTATGGACTTCTCTCCTATTACTCGTTCTGCGGTTGCTTGCTGTTTTTTATGCCTTTTTTCTTTTTCACTTTATCACGAACAGAGTGATATGAGAAGGGCAAGAAGAACAAGAGTTGAAACTATTGAAAGAGTAAGGAGGTTAGAATGAACGCAGAAGCAAAACTAAATACTCTCTATCGAATAGGTAGCAGAGTTTCTCTCAATAAAGAGCAGGCCAAAGAGTTTGTAGGCGGTCGCTATAGACTTGAAAAGCTGATAGCAGAAAAGAAAATACGGGCAGAAAAGACCGGAACCACGAAAATGTCTCCTTATGCGATCAATGCTTGTGATGTGCTTCTTTACGCTATTGATTCTAAAGAACAAAGAATATAATTAACCCTTTAAATTTTACGATTATGAGTCTTATCAAAAAAAGTAATGAATTAGTAATCCCTACCACAGTAAAAATGATGATTTACGGTCAAGCCGGTATGGGAAAGAGTACGGTAGCATTGAGTGCTCCGAAACCTTTGTTATTGGATTTCGATAACGGGGTGAAACGTATGAATATGGCACATTTGGAAAACATAGACACAGTACAGGTCACTTCTTGGAGTGATGTTCAACAAGTCTTGCAAGAAGATTTATCAGGCTATCAAACAATCGTTGTTGATACTATCAGTAAGATGATGGACTTTATCATTACTTATAAATGTGGTAGCCGCCAACCGTCTATCAGGGATTGGAGTGGTATCAATGCTGAATTTTCTTGGATGACAAGAACGCTCTCAAGTCTGAATAAACATATCATTTTTGTCGCCCACCGTGATACAAGAAAAGAAGGTGATGATACGGTGTTCATTCCTGCCTTACGTGAGAAGTCCTACAACTCCATCGTTACTGAACTGGATTTGCTTGGTTATCTCGAAATGAAAAGCGAAAGAGGCGTTCAAAGACGTACTATCACTTTTGACCCTACTTCAAGAAATGACGGCAAGAACACTTGTAATCTGCCTTCTGTAATGGAAGTACCTACTATTCTTGACAAGAACGGTAATCCGACTACTAAGAATGACTTTATCACCTCGAAGATTATCAATTCATATTTGGGTATGCTTGCGGCAAAGAAAGCGGCACAAGAAAAGTATGATAAGGTGGTTGAGGAAATCAAAGAGAACATTGAAATGATTACCGATGCAGTATCTGCCAATGAATTTGCTTCACGTATTAACGAATTCGAGCACGTTGGCAGTTCTTTGATGATGGCGAGAAGTCTGTTTGCTGCAAAGGTCAAGGCTTTGGGCTTGGTTTATGATAAAGGAACAAAGACTTATGGAAACGCAGCAGCCTAAATTCAAGACATGTATTCGATGTGATAAGGAAAAACCATCTGGCGAATTTCATAAGGATAAAAACTCGCCAGATGGTTTACGAGAATATTGCAGAGAGTGCCTTTCTGTTATGAGAAATCCCCCAAATAGTATCGAAGACTATCAGGGCGAAGAATGGAAAGATATAGAGGACTTTAAGGGGGTATATTTTATAAGTAATTATGGACGTTTAAAGCATGTATTAAATCCATTGCGCCATACGTTAAGAGTTCCTTATCCTGCACCTAACGGATATTTGAGATTAGTGCTATCTCATAATAATAAAAGAAAAACTATATCTATTCATAGAGAAGTTGCCAAAGCATTTGTACCTAATCCAAATAACTATAAAACTGTAAACCATAAAGATTTTGATAAAACCAACAATAAAGTATCTAATCTTGAATGGCTTTCTATAAAGGATAATATAATTCATGCAAAAGAGAATGGCAAGAATAACAGAAAGCCAATATTACAATGTGATATGAATGGTAATGTTATTCGAGAATGGGAATCTGCTTGGGCAGTTCAATTAAAATTAGGGTATTTCTCAACTCTTATTTCGAGTAGATGTAGAGGTATTGGTAAATCATATAAAGGATATAAATGGAGGTTCAAATTATGAATAAAATATCTTATAGGCTCTACGCAACCATTCTTGATGCCTTTTGGAATTATCTCAATAGCGATATTATCTATAATCGCTATTGGGGTTTCTCTGAAAATCCACCTCATACAGAGCAAGAGTTTCACGAGTTGCAGTTTCAAGAACTGATAGACCGGATTAACCGTAAACCTTTCGATAGCGAAGCTGCGGATAAAGGAACAGCCTTTAATGAATTAGTGGATGCTCTGATTGAAAAGAGAAAGCCTAATGATATGGATATAGAAAGGAATGCAGAGAACACTTGCTACACGGTAATTTACAAGAATCGTACATTTACTTTCCCTATTTCTCTTTGTTGTGAATTTGCAGACTATTTCAAAGGCGCATTGACCCAACAGCGAGTAGAAGCAATCCTGCCCACAGCTTTTGGTGACGTTTTGGTGTACGGTCTGATTGATGAACTGATGCCTACCAGCGTCCACGACATCAAGACAACCGGCAGTTACACTGTAGGGAAATTCAAAGACCATCACCAACATTCAGTTTATCCTTATGCTCTTATGCAGAACGGATCGGATGTGCGAACGTTTGAGTACAATATCGTAGAGTTCAACAAAGGCGGTTATGTGGTAGATACCTATACAGAAACATACGTTTTCAACCCTAAACGTGATATACCTATTCTTACTAGCCATTGTGAGGAATTTATCCGGTTCTTGGAAGAAAATAGAGAATTAATCACCGATAAAAAGATTTTTGGAGGAGAAAATTAATGGCAAATCAAATAACTGGAAGAATTATCGAAATCGGACAAACCGTTCAAATCCCATCCAAAAACGGTGGTTCCTCATTTACGAAACGGGAGTTTATTTTAGACGCTACCACTTATGATCCTTATACGGGAGAGCGTAGCGAGTATGAAAACATTATTCCCTTAGAGTTTTCGGGTGACAAGTGTACAGAACTTGATCGCTTTAATCAGGGTGATGTAGTGACTATATCATTTGTCTTACAGGGGCGTTCATGGACAAATCAGGATGGGGAACTTAAACGTATGGCGTCTATTCGATGCTATAAAATAGAAGCGCGTGGCGGTGTATCGCAGTCCCCACAGACTGTACCGGCACAGCAACCAATTCAACAACCTACACCGCAGCCGACTTATCAGCAACCGCAGAACTTTCCGCCTCCTGTTGATGCGAATGGTAATGTAAAGGATGATTTACCATTTTAGCGTATGATATTCGACTTGAAGAATGAATACCAAATACCCAAGTTCAAGGAATATGTAAACAAGCTGTTTAGTGAGCGTTCGGTTGTGGAAGTAAAGAAGAAGCTCCCCAACCGCACACTTGCCCAAAACAGTTACTTGCATCTTCTTTTAGGGTATTTTGGTAGTGAATACGGTTGCAGCCTCGATGAAGCAAAAATTGACTTCTATAAGAGGACTTGCAACCGTGATTTGTTTGAGAGAAAGGCAGTCAACAAGAAGGGCAATGAAGTAACCTATTTGCGCAGTTCTGCCGAACTGACAACGGGCGAAATGACCTTATCTATTGACCGTTTTCGTAATTGGAGTGCGGCACAGGCAGGAATTTATTTGCCGGCTGCAAATGAACATCAAATGCTGATATACGCCCAGCAGGAAATACAAAGAAATCAAGAATTTATTTAGTTATGATAGAAACAAGAAAAACAGAAATCAGGTATGTGACATCTGACCCGAAAAAGATGCTCAACATGTACCTTGCAAAACGTGTCCTCAAAACATGGGAGGAATCTTTTATTGATGAAGATACCGGTGAAACAGTAAACATTGAACGGAATGAAATTCTTTTTGACCGTGGTACGCTAATAGACCAAGACACTTTGGCGAAAATTCGTTTCAGTATGGAGGCCGACGGTATCAAGGAAGTGGAAGTCAGCAACCAGAACCGCTTGGCGTTCGAGAATGAAAACAAGTTCTTATATCCCTATCTTGCACAAGCACAAATAAGTGACAAGAAGTATAAGTTCTTACTGTATGCCACTGGGCTAGAGAATGCTTGCCTTATCTTGAAAGACTACATCGAACTCAATTACCAGTTCGGATTCACCCTGACAATGATAAAGGAGTTCGATTCTTGCGTGATTCTTACTGACAACTTGAAAGAACGCAAGGTTGATGATGCTTCGCTTGCCTATCTCAAAAATGAAATCACTATGGCAGAATACGTTGATAAGATGGACGATGAGACGGAAGATAGCGACGAAGAATCTAAACCGAATGAAAAGAAATTCTACCAGATTGAGACGAAAATCACATTCACGGATGGAGAGGATGAAGACGAGAGGGTTCAGACTTTTGTCGTGAACACCTTCAACGTTGATAGAGCGATGATGCTTATTACCCACTACCTCAAAAATAAAGAGGAGGAATGTGAGAAACAATCCAAAGAAAAGGGACATGAGTTCAAAAAGAGAGAAATCCATACAGCTATTGAATCTGCTAAACCTATCCCAGTCGGGCGGTTTATTCCGAAAGAGTTCTCAATGGCTTATATGGAATAACTTTGTTAACCTGCCTGCTCGGTCTGTAAAGATGGGGCAGGCAAACATGGGGCGTTTGGCTGGTGTGACTAATGTGATGCGCAGCATTGTAGAGGAGGACAGTTCGATTCTGTCACGCCCCTCATAAATGTGAGCCACACATCAATGGCAAGGGTTAGTGAATAATGGTTGTGCCCCGGAGAATACGCTTCGGGGCTTTTAATTAGGAAAATTATGAAGACATACGCAGATACTTTTAAAGATAAAATAATAGGTCTGTCAAAAGAAGAATTGCAAAATCTAAGAGATTCTATATTTGATAAGATAGAGGTTTATAGAGAAAGACTTGCTATAGTAAGCAACGATAAAAAAGTTCATGATTTAACCGTCTCTATTCGTCGGAAGAAGATAGAAATAAGAGAGATAAATAAATTGTTGAAACAATGCCATACTACATAAAACGAACCAAAGCTAAGAAGAAAGACAAGCCTTTACCTCTGTTTGATAAAGCAGGGGTAACAGTAAAGAAGAAGCCGGATTTGAAAGCTAAACTTGATAAGGAGTTCTCTCTCTTTATCCGGCTTCGTGATTGTATGCCGAACGGATATTTTCGCTGTATCAGTTGCGGACAGATAAAACCGTTTGAGCAAGCCGATTGCGGGCACTACTTCAGTCGTACACATTTGGCGACACGGTTTGATGAGAATAACTGCCATGCCGAATGCCGTCACTGCAATAGGTTCAAAGCTGATCATCTGGAAGGATATCGGGTGAATCTGATAGCCAAAATCGGGCAACAGAAATTTGACTTGCTGAAAGTGAAAGCTGCTGGTACTTCTAAGATGTCAGATTTTGAGTACGAGCAACTAATTAAGTATTACAAAGCACTCAGTAAAAAACTACGAAAGGAGAAAGGAATATGAGTTTCGTACTTCGAGATTATCAACAACAAGCATCCGATAAAGCCGTAGCGTTCTTTAATGACAAACTAAAGAAAACGAATGCCATCATGGTGTTACCTACAGGATCGGGAAAGTCTTTAATCATTGCGGATATAGCCGCAAGGCTTGACGGACACACCTTGGTATTTCAGCCCTCGAAAGAAATTTTAGAGCAAAACTTCAAAAAGCTATGTTCATACGGTGTGCTTGATTGCTCCATCTATTCAGCCTCTTTCAACTCAAAGGAGATAAGCCGGATAACCTTTGCCACCATCGGCAGCGTAAAAGGACATCCCGAACTATTTGCACACTTCAAGAACGTGATAATAGATGAGTGCCACTTAGTGAATCCAAAGGAAGGAATGTACAAAGACTTTCTTTCTATATTGAAATGCAAGGTTCTTGGATTAACAGCTACACCTTATAGACTTTCATCCAGTCAGGATTTTGGTTCTATGCTGAAGTTCATCACCCGGACCCGTCCGGCTATTTTCAAAGAAGTTATCTACCACGTACAGGTATCTACTTTATTGGATATGGGTTTTCTTTCTAAGTTGAATTACTACCCAATGAATCCTATGGGATGGAACGAATTAAATTTGAAAGTAAATACCACCGGTGCAGACTATACGGATAAATCAGTTCAGCGGGAATATGAACGAATAGACTTTTATAGTTATCTCGTTCATATCGTACAAAGGCTTATGAATCCAATACAAGGAGGTAAGCGTAAAGGTATCTTAGTCTTTACCCGCTTCTTGAAAGAAGCTGAACGGCTAACATGGTCTATACCTGGATGTGTAATTGTTTCTGGTGAGACTCCAAAGAAAGAGCGCGAGCAGATACTCGAAGCGTTTAAGTCCGGTGAGATTCCGGTAGTAGCGAATGTCGGAGTATTGACTACAGGTTTCGACTATCCCGAACTTGACACTATTGTTATGGCACGTCCTACGATGTCTCTTGCTATGTGGTATCAGATTGTTGGCCGGGCTATCCGTCCGCATCCATCAAAAGAAGCTGGATGGGTTATAGACCTCTGTGGTAATGTCAAACGATTCGGAGAAGTAAAAGACCTTCGATTAGTTGACGGTGGTAATGGTAAGTGGGCTGTCTGGTCCAAAAGTAGGCAATTAACCAATATTTATTTTTAAATTATGGCAAAGAAACCCGAAAAAAAAGTTATTCGTCCAGATACCTGTTCAAAATGTAAGAACGGTGAATTGGTTCCTGTATCTAAAGGAAATCCCCGTGTTGTCTATTGTACCCTGTTGAATAAACGTTTCGTAGCTGACAGTATACGAAACTGTATATATGCGATTTGAATATGAATAGTTATCAACTAATATCCAAACTCCGAAAGGTTCGGGATGATACCTATCTCACTACAGCCGCCCAAGCTCTTTATCACGAACTTGTAGCCATCTGTAATGAAATGAAGTGGAAGGATGTTTTTAAAAAGAAGAACTCTGATTTGTGTTCTATTCTGAATATGTCAGAGAAAACCTTAATAAAATCGAGGGGTGATTTGAGCGATGCCGGATTACTTTACTTCCAATCGACAAAAGACAAGCGAATAGGTTGTTATTACTCATTTACTACTGTAATATCATCCGTCTATTTTCCAGATGAAAGTACAGATGATTCTACAGATGAAAGTTCAGATGATAATAACGAAGGTGGAGAAATACCACCTGTAGAATCATCTGTAGAAACACCTGTAAAATGCTTAGATGATAATTTGGCATCATCTGAACTTTCATCTGGAAAATGTTTAGATGAAACGCAAATCCCACCTATTATAGATATTAAAACTATAAACAAAGAAGAGAGTCTCGCGCATACGCACGAGAGCCCCCCACCCGATAAGAAGAAATCCCGAAAGGAAAAAGGAGATAAAACTCCGTTAGTTTACCCTTTCACTTCGATGGCTTTTATGTCGGCATGGGAAACACTTCGGCAAAGTCCTAAGTGGAAGAAGAAACTCAATTATGCTTTGCAACTTTCGCTAGATAAACTTTCCAAATTCGAGGAAGAGTTTGCCATCCGGCAGATTGAAAGAGCAATTGAATCTAATTGGACGGGAGTCGTATTTACGGGAACTGAACGAGATTATCAAGAATGGTTAAAATTGAAGTATGGAAACAATCAGAAATCAAATCAATCCTCAGAGTGTGCCGTTAAAGTTCGGACGGTCAAGTTATGATGCAGCTGCTTTCAGGAATTCTTCAGCTCTTTTCCGTAGGTGCTGTTTATTGGCATGCCCCGAATTCACTGTTGATGAAAGAAATCGTGAGTTTATGAACGAGCTTTTTTTATATCTCATCAAGGGATCGGAAAAACTAGATAACAACAAAGGTTTATTACTGTATGGTCCTGTTGGAACTGGTAAATCCACGATCTTGAAAATTATCCAATTGTACGACAGGTATAGCAATGGTAAAGACGAAACCGGATATTACTTATCTGGTGGATTTCCTATTGAATCAGCTACATTCATTTCTAATCAATACACAAGAAAGGGAGTTGATGGTATTTCTAAATACGATGGGTTAAACGGCATTGCCCTAGGTATTGACGAAGTAGGGAAAGAACCAAGGGTAAAATACTTTGGTTCTGAAATGGATATAATACAGTATATTCTCCAATCCAGATATGACAATCGTAGGATATGCAAAACGTTTATGACTACCAATATGCAACCGGAAGAGTTTGAGCCTAAATATGGGGAATATATCGCAGACCGAATCAATGAAATGTTTAATGTAATCGAAATCAAAGGGAAAAGCAGACGATGAAACCTCTTAAATACCTATTTGCAGCAATATCAGTAATAACTATATATGCGGCATTTTATTTTGCTATCTACTGGATAGCTGAGTATTATTTACGAACTTTAATATAATACAATGAAAAATGTAGAATTGTATAACGATCATTTCCAGAACTACAAAGTTTATGGAATCCCTAAAGCTCAACTAATTATAGCTGATGTCCCTTACAATTTAGGAAATAATGCTTATGCCTCTAATCCCTCATGGTATGTGGATGGTGATAATAAGAACGGAGAAAGTGATAAGGCGGGCAAACAATTCTTTGATACCGATAAAGACTTTCGCCCGGCAGAGTTTATGCACTTCTGTAGCCAAATGCTTGTAAAAGAACCTAAGACTAAAAAAAGTGCACCATGTATGATAATCTTTTGTGAATTTGAAGACCAGTTCCGATATATCGAACTTGGTAAGAGATATGGTTTGGGTAAATACATAAATCTTGTTTTTAGAAAAAACTTTTCATCGCAGGTTTTAAAAGCAAACATGAAAGTGGTGGGTAACTGCGAATATGGTCTTTTGTTGTATCGTGACAAGCTTCCAAAGTTTAACAACGACGGACGGATGATATTCAATTGCTTTGATTGGGTACAGGATAATGAAACACCGAAGGTTCACAATACCCAAAAGCCAGTACCATTACTTCGTAGGTTAATAGAGATATTCACTGATAAAGACGATGTAGTTATTGACCCATGTGCCGGCAGTGGTTCTACTTTACTAGCAGCCGCCCAACTAGGACGCAGAGCATACGGATTCGAGATTAAGAAGAAGTTCTATGCTGATGCGAATAAATTTGTATTGTCGCAAGTCCAACAGGCGTTATTCCAATAATAAAGCTATGTGTAAGATTGAGTTAGATAAAATATACAATGAAGATTGTATCGAAGGAATGAAACGTATTCCAGATAAAAGCATTGATGCTATAATTTGCGATCTTCCGTATGGTACCACACAATGTAGTTGGGATGTGATAATACCTTTCGAACTTCTATGGGAGCAATATAAACGTATCATTAAAGACAATGGGGCTATTGTATTGTTTGGTGCAGAACCCTTTTCCAGCTATTTAAGATTAAGTAATATTGAGTGGTATAAATATGACTGGGTATGGGATAAGATAAAAGGGGTTGGCTTTCTTAATGCTAAGAAGCAACCTCTCCGTAATCATGAATTGATTAGTGTGTTCTACAAAAAGCAATGTACCTATAATCCTCAAAAAACATCTGGTCATGAAAGAAAAAAAACTTTCAGATCAAAAAACTGCCAAACAGAAGTGTACGGAGCAATGAATCAGGATTACCATTATGATTCAACAGAAAGGTATCCGCGTAGTATACAAGTCTTCAAAACAGATACACAGAACTCTTCGCTTCATCCTAACCAAAAGCCACTGAAGTTGTTGGAATATCTTGTTAAGACTTATACTAATGAAGGCGAAATTGTATTAGATAATTGCATCGGAAGTGGTACCACTGCTGTAGCCTGTATAAATACTAATAGACATTTTATCGGCTTTGAAAATTTGGGAAAGCATTATTATACAGCCTGTGAACGTGTATTACAGGCTATGCGAGAACCCAAATTAGCATTTTAAACTAACGTAAAACAAGATAGTAATGAGCATAAAGATAACGAAACGTGCATACACGAAGCTAATCAAAGAGGATTTGGATTGGCTTAATAAAGAATGCCCTGCTGGACTGGAGAAAGATCATATAGAGGCTGTATTGCGTAAATCTATTGATTTGCTATATCCAAAAGATGAAAATCTTAAAGTAAGATGCCCTTATTGTGGCTCTACAAAGGTTATCATGTTTGACGCAGATAACGACATGTGTAATAAATGTGGGAAGTATTTCCCCAGTAAATAACCTTCATAACAAAATAAACTTGAACCTAATGCTGTATAGGTAAGCGTAATGTCTTATGAAAAAGAAAATTTCGTTTAGTTGGATAGAGAAAAATATATCTGATGCAGAACGTGTAGGAGCAATGTATTGCTTCAAAAGATGTGATGTAAACTTTATGTAAATCATGGAATTTGTAGTTACAAAACTGAATTATACAGCCTATGAACTAGATAGGCTGTATAATATAAACTCTGGTGGATGTTGCTATCTCGCTTACAAGATTGCTTATTGGCTTGAAAAATACGGGATTGAATATTATTTTGTGATACAGAATGATAATCCTATTATCAATGATATTGGAAAACATTACTGTTTGCAAGTACTTCCTAGCAAGTTATACCTGAATAAGTCCCCCCTATATACGCACATTAAAAGCATAAAACGCACATCAAGCCAGATTTTAGATTACTACAAGAAATCAAGTTGGAGTGAAAAATATGATGCTTTAAATAATGTCTTTGTGGATAATTTGATAGATAATATTTTTGAATTTAAAATAAATAAATAACCTCATAACAAGAATAGAAAGGAGCCAATATGCGTGAAGATATAATGTACGTTATCGTTTATCCTGATGGCCTTATCGTAATGAACACACAAAAATATTACCGAAGGTTCTGTATTAAAGAATGGTGTGAAGGATGCTCCCGAACATGGAAACAATGGTATAAGATGGGATATCGCTGTAAAAAAGTGAAAGTAACATTTGAAATAATTGGTTAATAACAAGAAAAGAACATTATGGATACAAATTTATATTCGGTCTGTAAACTGACAGCCGAGCAGAAAAAGGCTTTCAATAAGCTAAAGAAAGCATATAGGGAATGTGAGAAGGTAGGTATTTACTTTGCGAATTGCTACGGTGATTTGATGGCTTTTGATAATAAACTTGTAGCAGGGTATGGAGATGATTCTATGCTGCCGGACGGTGAATATACAGTAAAGCTGTCTGATGGCTGTCCGGCTCATTCTATACGAATTGCCAACGAATGGGCGGACGATACTCACGTATTAGGTTTAACAAAAAAAGGTATGGAGTTGTATTTGTCGGATGAAGAATAACCCTCAAAACAAAGAAGATATGAAGAAATATAGAGTATATGACTGTTACGGACACAACGTAGCTGTATTTTTTGAAGAAAAAGATGCATCAGACTATTGTAATTGGAAAAACTCTTATAAAGGATGGAAATACTACACGTATGAACCTGCAATTGATTAACGTAAAAAAAGAACAGAAATGGATATAGATAAATTTATTAATAGTACTATCAAAAGCTATGAATGTTATCGAAAGAATTGTGACATTATAGCTAAGGAGGCACAAAGATATATCGACTTTGATAAATTCGTTTCTTGCGAATATATCAATGGCGTAGGACTTAGTATATTGGTAACATTACCTGAAACAGATGATTATACTATTCCCGAATGTGTATGTCCTGTAGTAGGATTCTTTGAATATGCCAAGGGAAAGGATAAATTATCAGTAGATGACATTAAAAAACTATCATTATGAAACAGACATTAGAAGAAGCAGCAAATAGCATCAGCGGTGTACATCCTGATTGGAGTCGATTAGAATGTTTCAGAATAGGATTTAAAGAAGGGCTAAATGGCATGCAAAGCAATCAATAGAGGTCCTTTCCTCTGTTTTAGAAAACTGGGTACATGGCGGTGATGCTGATTGCATCATTGCGGAGTTTGAAGAAAAATTAAACAATAAATAGTATGATATTAAAAGATATAGTAAGCCTATTGGCTAACCGGATAAACCAACCTCGTGTAATAGAGTGCTATTTACGAAAAGTGTATGCAAAAGGTTATGAGGCTGGAACCAAACAATCCCCGTGGATAAGTATAGATGATTCTTTCCCAGAAGATAATGCTCTGGTATTATGTTCTTCACAAATATACGGGAAAGTGGTTTTACGTTGGAATAAGCTAGCTAAAGAATGGCTTTATCCAGAAGAGAATCGTATATATTGTGATTGGAATAAAGTTGATTGTTGGATGCCAATACCGAAGTTTAACGAAGAATAATTATTAACCCTTTAAATGATACAGCCAAAACATTATCAGTATTACAGCCCGGTCCATTTCGGGCGATATGTTTTTTAGAAAGTAAAATCAATAACTATTATGGATAATTATATTGACCAGAACTTGTATGCTGAATCAATGAAAATAGCATTACGAGTAAATTTTCTTGCTAATAGCGAGGAATTGAGATTATATGCAACTTCTATCTATAATGCTTCAATATGGAGCAGAGAAGTAGACAAGAGAAATAAAGCTATTCTCAAAAGGAATAGGGCTTTAAAATAGGAAGGGAGAACCAGCGAGCACGACCAAGCTTAATTCTCCCAAATCTTACACGATTATGATGCAAATATACTATTTACTTTTAAAATAATCGTGTTATGGAACTGAATTTTGATAGAATTATTCGCTTAAAAAAGATTAGAATCAAGAAATCAGAACTTTCCGAAGAAGAGAATGCAATATCTACGCCTATTCTATCTGATAAAAGCCTTATTTATGAAATCTATAAGATATTCGCTGAGATACTCAACGAAAGAGATTGTCCCCCATGCCTCGAAAATGTCACCCAAAGAAAGAAGTTCATCTTTATTATCCTATACTTGTTTTCACCCAGTACACTTGCCGGTGGAAAGACTGTTTACGGGATAAGAGGGGAAATTGCAAAGGTTGTTGGCCTTCAATCTGAAAGTACAATTTCCAACAACTGCGAAGATGTTGTGTTTCTGTATCAAAATTACGATGATTTTAGCGAGGATATAGACTATCTTTACACCGAAATTATAAATCGTTCGAAATTCAGAGGGCTAATCAATTAATGTGCCGGAGCACTTAACTCCGGCATAATTTGTTTACCAATACCTTAACCAAAATTCATTAAAGATGTCACTTTGAGTATCCGGAACCCCATTATCTTGAAGTTCTGTTAATGGGATAAGTTCGAAATCATGCAATTGACATATCTCTCTAATCGGTTTCAGGTATTTCTCTTCTTCATGACATGTTATCAACCAGTAGTGCTTAATAACATCTTCATCGTTAGCATAGTCTCTATTAAATTTTTTCTTATATACTTCTAGTTGACACCTAGAAGTTCCATCTTCATCTGTTGCATTATGAATAGGAGAATACGCCTTATTTTCTATTAATATGGCATGTTTCTCCTTTTGCTCATTGATAGTTAAAACTACATTAACCCATAAATCTATATTATAGCATTGCTTTTCAACTTTGACAGATTCTATATTAGTCAAATTATCAATATTTTTATGAAGTAATTTTCCCAAAATGGCACGCGAGTATTCATATAGTAAAGAATCTGCTGTACTACATGAATTTTGGGCCATTCTTAGCGTCCATGATATAACGTAATCCATAATGGTTTCCAGCTTCCCGTCTTTGTCAACCGTGTCATCACGCATAAATTTTGAGATTTTACTTTCCATATCTTATTCTCCTTTCTCTATTTTTATTTTCTTTCCGCAATGAGGGCAAGTGATAGTGTTATCAGCTTTTTCTTCTCCTATTAATTCTGTTATAGATACATTCAAAGCATCAGCAATCTTTAGAATATTATCCAGTGATGGCGAAGATTTGCCGGTTATGATATTACTAACAGCCACCTTTGAGATGCCTACTTGTTCTGCAAGCCATGCAGAAGTGACACCTCTCTCATTCATTGTTTCTTTTATTTTCAATTCCATAAACTATACTTTATTTTGATTACTCTGCAAAGTAATGCAAACTTTATCAAACGGCCTAATATTAATAAAGTCTAATTTATTAAATATTCTTAATTAATAAATAAAACTTTATCATACATATTACATTTAATAAAGTTTACTTTATCTTTGCATCATCAAAAACGAAGTAATAACAATTAAAAAATATACGATTATGGCAACAAAAATGAGTGATAAGGTAAAAGGTGAATTGATTACTAGAATCATGGTTGAAATGAAATCAGCCGCTTTATCGCAAAACAAGCCTTTTGATGAAGGTATTTTCTTTGACCTCATATTTATGAGCGATAAAGAGCTATTGAAAGTTTCAAAACTTTGCGGTATTAAATAATAGTATTAACCAGCAGGGCAAAAGCCCTGCGCAATATAGAAGATTATGAAATTTAGCGAATTACCAATAGACACCCAACAGAGATTAAACGATGAACGCTCAAAATTGAGTAATCGATCAATCAATAATGCAAATGAGGTTTTACTATACAATCAGTCAGGTTCACGTTTCTTTTCTGCAAGAAGGCATCAAAGCTCATGGCAAGACGACAAGGGTAATTATATGCCATTTGGTGGCGGTTCTGAATGGACCGTACGATATGGATGTGTCGGTTTCGCTCGTAAGAAACAAGTGATTGGTTACGATTACGAGTTGGCTGAAGGCAAATTGTACTCTAAATCATCAAATGGCACAGTTATTCCCTCTTCTGTAAAGACCAAGAAAGAAGTTTTGAGCATAGCGAAGTCTATTGGTATATTTATTTTTTAATCCGGTAGCCTTCAGGCTACCACAATACACACGATTATGGCAACATCAGTAATTAAACAAAGAACAATAGAAAAGTTCATCATGTCAGAATTTGTACAAGGCAACTTAAATACAAAAGAGCAAGTAAGCTGTATGCTTATTCTGATCCAAAAGAAGTTGGATATGTCAGTAGAGCAAGCAAGTAACTTTATGAGAAATGCAATTGGTATTAACGCTTAAATATACGATTATGACAAAACAAGAACTTGAAAACAACATGACTAAGGTAGCAGGTATACCGGTTGAAATAACAGTCAGAGGCAAACGCTCTTTTACTTTCTCTTTTGAGGGTAAGAATGAAACAGCAGCAAAGAAGATACAGCAATACTTTGCACCCGTATCGCTTGAATACGACTACGATGAAGAATGTGATCTGACTTGTTTATATATGAATCTTTAATAACACTCTTATGAAAATAGGTACAATACAGGTGCAGATTTATGCCCCTAAATTTTTGGCCTGCCAGCCTGATTTAAACAATCTACCTTTTGCTACAGATGAACGTAATAAAGATAGAGTATTCACCGAAGAAGAATATCACCACATTTTTAAGAGTTATCCGTATCCATTTGTAGACGGTGTTTATGTACACCGTTTCAAATCAAATGGTTATGATTGTTATACTAAGTACATATTTATCGAACAAATAAATTAAACGATTATGAACTCAATAAACAAAAACGGCTGCAGTGTATGCGCCCCTGGTAAAGAGAACTACTGTACCTATAACACCAAGCTGAAAGGTAAGAAAGTGAGAATGTACCAATATGACTACCGTGCTGAAAGTGGCGAATTATTTACCTGTTGTGCGGCAACCTTAGAAAAGTGCAGAGAAAAACGTGATAAGTGGCTTAGTTTACAACAATAAGACAGTTGTTGTGTATCAGACTAAGATAAATTTCGTTATCTTTGGTTGTGATAGTACCTTTGAAGTGAATATTTAAAATATGAAGAGCAGATATGAAATATTAGCCAAAGATAAAGGGTATTATGTCGATTCACAAGGCAATGCCTTTTCTGCACGCGGTAAAAAAGTCGGTACGCGTGGCAGTGACCCGTATATGTATATTGGCATAAGGGTGAGTGAAACGAAAGTTATCAAGGTCTATGTACATAGATTGCAGGCTTATCAAAAATTTGGTGATGCTATTTTTGACAAAGGCATTGAAGTTAGACATTTAAATGGTGATTCTTTTGATAATTCGTATGAGAATATAGCAATAGGTACACCGTTTGAAAATGCGATGGATAAGGCTAAAGAAACAAGAATGCGCTGCGCTAAAAAAGCATCAGAGGCAATTAAAAAATACTCAGATGAATTAGCACAACAGATTCAATTAGAATACTCAAAGGGTTCTAATTATAGAGAGCTTATGAAAAAATATTCGATAAGTAGCAAAGGCACATTGAATTATATACTTAAAAGAAATATATCGCGGAATGGAGCAGTTGGTTAGCTTACCGCTTTGACTTGGCGGTGGTCACAGGTTCGAGTCCTGTTTCCGCAACTACTTAATTATTAATTTAAAAGACACGATTATGAACATTCTAACGCTTAGTATTAAGCAAATATATTTCGATGAAATTTTGGCTGGTAAGAAAACGCACGAATACCGCGAAATCAGACCTACCAATGCAAAAAAGTACATAACCTACTTATGTGGTGGTAAAGAATATAAAGCTGATGAAGAACTTCCCGAAGAGGGGGAAATCGAGTTAAAGCCTATCAAGTACGATGCTATTAAATTTCTCACTGGTGAGTACAAAGGCAAACGGCCTTATGCTATTGTAGAGGTTAAAGGTGCAGAAGCTTCGATCCTTACCGATGAAGATGGTAACGATATTGTCTACGAACACCAAGGCGAAGAATACCTAGCAGCCCAAATGGACTATACTTTAGGCGAGGTATTAGAGAAACATATAGATTGATTGTTTAATTTAAAAATTATTGCTGAGTCGCAAGAAGAGTAAACAGAGTAGCCGGACCGCGCAGAAATATGAATGGCGCGGGTGCTGGCGGTAGATTAGTTGCTAATCGTAGGGGTACGGCAAGTGCCACCCAGTTAGGTTCACGTAGACAACGTTACGGTGATCTTCGTGTTTCATTTGGATTATCTGGTGGTTAGCTATGAATAAAGTAGAGCAAGCGAACCGGTATATAGACCTCATTCGGGTAAAATCGAATGAGGCTTTACTGTTTTTATCCTTGGGTAAAGATTCGCTTGTCTTACTTGATTTAATCTATCCAAAGTTTGATCGGATCGTTTGTGTGTTTATGTACTTCGTCAAAGACTTGGAGCACATAAACCGATGGATTGGCTGGACTAAAGCCAAATATCCAAAGATTGAGTTTGTGCAAGCGCCTCACTGGAATCTAACTTACATTCTTCGTGGCGGGTTGTATTGTGTCCCTAATCCAAAGGTGAAGCTGCTGAAACTTGCTGATGTGGTAAAAGCTATGCAGCTAAAGTATGGAGTTTATTACACGTTCTTGGGGATGAAGAAAGCCGATGGCATGAATAGACGTTTGATGCTGAAAGGGTATGAAGCTAACGGATATGAGAACAACGGCTTATGTTATCCTTTGGCTGACTGGACGCAGATGGATATTCTTGCATACATGAGGCAACATGCGTTGCCAGAACCGGTTAGATATTCTTTAAAAGCTAGTTCAGGGGTAGGATTCAATCTTGATTGTATGCTTTGGTTAAAAGAGAACTATCCGCAGGATTTACAACGAATCTATCAGGTATTTCCAATGAGTGAAAGAATTTTATTTGAGTATAATAATAAAAAACAAATAGCCGAGTCAGAAATAGAAGAAGAGGAAGAATAAAAAGTGCTGCCGATATAGGCGTACAAACCAATCGCTTGAGTAATGCCGCAGCTGGTAATCCAGGAAGGCAGGCAAGAATTAACAGTATTGGCGGTGCCATGTATCGTAACCTTAGCCGTTTAAATTATGCAAGAAACGGAAGCGTGTACCAACAATATTCAAGGTCTGCTCGTCAAGGACGCAGTGGTGGATTAGGTTTAAGTAACGGATAACATGGAACTAAGTAAGTACATAAAGAGCGAATCGGTAGAACTAAATCGTTCTGCCATTCACTTTGCAAATTATAATCCTCGAAAACTTTCCGATGAATCACGAAAGACATTAAAACGTGGTATCAAGAAATTCGGGTTGGTCGGTGGAATTGTCGTTAATAAGCGTACAGGTCTTACAGTAGTCAGCGGACACCAACGTTTGACTGTTATGGACGAATTGCAGAAGTTCCCTGATAACGACTACCGCATCCGAGTCGACGTAATTGACGTGGACGAAAAGCAGGAGAAGGAACTAAATATTCTGATGAATAACCCAAACGCACAAGGTACCTGGGATTTTGATGCTCTTGCGCAGATTGTTCCTGATATTGATTGGAAAGACGCAGGTCTGACTGATGCTGACCTAAACATGATTGGTGTTGATTATCTGTTGCAGACTGAAGAAGAAAGCTCCATTGCTGATGCTTTGTCTGATATGATGTCACCTGTCACCGAACAGAAAGAAGCCGATAAAGCCGCCAAACAGTTGGAACGTGCCGAAAAAGTAGCCCACATGAAAGAAGTCAAGCAACAAGTCAAGGAGAACGCACAAAAGCAAGCCGAGAACATGGACGCCTATGTGATGTTATCCTTTGATTCCTATAAAGCTAAAGCGGCTTTCTGCAAACGGTTCGGTTATGATCCGGATATGAAGTTTATCAAGGGGGAAGTCTTTGATGAGCAAATTGAAAGAATAGATTAATAACTTAAAATTAGGAGGAAAGCCGAGTCAGAAGAAGAAAGACGGTGAAACAACTCGAAAATCAATATGAAAGATTGAGAAACAGTGAGCACATGCTTGAAAGAAATGCTTTAAGGAATGAGTTGAGAGTACGAAACGCTTTTATCAATACAAGAAGCAGGATGGAAAAAACAACCTCGAGCAGGGGATTAAGTAACGGATAAATTTATGAATAATAGTGAATCTCAAAATACAAAAGGTCGTGGAGGAAGAAAGCCTAAGTTTGACTATACAAATAAAGACTTTCTTTCTCTCATAGAATCGTATGCAAAAAAGGGATTCACAGATAAGGAAATTGCTTTTGCTGTAGGATTGGCCCCACAGACATTTTGTGAGAAGAAAAGTCAGTACTCTGAATTAAGTGAAGTATTAACGCGCGGGCGGGCGACCATAACTGCAACAGTCCGGGCAAAGTTCCTAGCTATGGCTTTGGGGGGTGTCAAGACGAAAAGTACCACTATACGAAAGATAAAGGATAGGGACGGAAATCTGACAGGTGAAGAAGAAGTTCAAGTTGTAGAAGGTGAGCTGGCTCCCAGTTTGCAGGCGCAGTCTGTTTGGCTCTACCATTACGATGAAGATTGGAGAAAGGTTGAACGTAAGCAGGATGAAGAAGCTGACATTCCTACCGACATAAACCACGGTATCAGTATTGATTCCTGGATTAAAGACAAACTGAAATGATAGAACCCCAGGCGATATACCACCCTCTGTACACCGATAATGAGAAATTCATTATCCTTATCACCGGTGGGCGTGGATGTGAAACACCCACGCAAGAAGTAATAATGTCTGATTTGACGGTAAAGCAAATCAAGGATATTAAAGTAGGCGATTTTGTCATGGGTGATGATGGATGCCCACGAAAGGTAATTGGGACGATGCGAGGACAAAGTGAAATGTTTCGTGTCCAGCAAACAAGTGCGGAAGATTATTTTGTGAATGATGCGCATATAATAAGCTTAAGAAAGAGTGGAGATTCAATTAGAGATGGAAGATATACCGCTTATCCTGAGTTTTTGGATATGCGCATTACCGACTTTGTAAATCAAAGTAAGCGTTTCAGAGACCGTTTCCGTGGCTATAAATCAAACTCAATACCATACATTGAAAAATATGTGAACATTGAGCCTTATCTTCTTGGTGTGTGGTTGGGTGATGGAACAAGCATGTTTCCTCAAGTAACAACCGCTGATTTTGAGATAAAAGACTATTTGCGAGAATATGCGGATAGAAATAATATGAGATTAGCCATAAATGGGATAAGAGGAAATGCCATAACTTATAGACTTGCAAAGAACGGAGGTCTGACAAATCCATTAATGGACACTCTGCGTGAATATAATTTGATTAGTAATAAGCATATTCCACAAGATTATATATCAAATAGCGAAAATGTAAGGCTTGATTTGCTTGCAGGACTTATAGATACGGATGGTTGTATGCTTAGGAATGGGTATGAGATTATTCAAAAGAATGAGAAACTTGCAAAGCAAATAAAATATGTTGCCGACACACTTGGGTTTAGGACAAGTATCAATAAAAAGCTGGCAAGATGTAATGGTAAGGATTGCGGTTTTGTATATCGTGTTTTCATAAACGGAGATGTATGGAGAATCCCGTGCAAGATATCAAGGAAGAAAATCAATAAAGACGAAGTGCGTAAAAATAAGGATTGGCATCTATCTCAGCTTTCAATAGAGTCAGTTGGCATGGGCGATTGGTGTGGTATCTGTCTTGATGGAAATCAACGCTATTTGCACTCAGATGGCACTGTGACACATAATTCGGGGAAATCCTTCAATGCTTCCACCTTCATTGAACGTCTGACCTTTGAAATGACGGAAGCCGAAAAGATAGTGCATCAGGTTCTCTACACCCGTTACACGATGGTTTCCGCTGGTATGTCTATCATCCCGGAAATGATGGAGAAGATAGAACTAGACGGAACAACTAAGTATTTCAAGACTACCAAGACGGATATAGTCAATAAAATGACTAATAGCCGTATCATGTTTCGAGGCATCAAGACTTCTTCCGGTAATCAGACGGCAAAACTAAAATCTATTCAGGGGATTACTACTTTCGTCTGTGATGAAGCGGAAGAGTGGACGAATGAGGAAGAATTTGATAAGATAATGCTCTCCATCCGTAAAAAGGGGATTCAGAACCGGATTATCATCATAATGAACCCCTGCGACTCTAATCACTTCATTTATAAAAAGTACATCGAGAATACTCACAAGCTCGTAGAGATTGACGGTGTGCAAGTTCAGGTTTCTACCCATCCGAATGTACTTCATATTCACACTACCTACTTTGACAACTTAGAGAACCTTTCTCCTGAGTTCCTTCGGGAAGTGCAGGAAATGAAAGAGAAGAATCCTGAAAAGTATGCTCACGTGGTTATCGGTCGTTGGGCTGACGTGGCAGAGGGTGCTGTATTCAAGAAGTGGGGTATTATTGACGAATTCCCGCAGGAATGCAAAAAAGTCGGTTTAGGTCTTGACTTTGGTTTCACCAATGATCCAACGGCAGCAATCCGGTGTGGAGTTATTGATAATCGCCTATATCTTGATGAAGTAGACTATCGAACTGGACTGCTGTCATCCGACATTGTTAAATCTATACGTCCTTGGGGATTAAAAACTATAGCTGATAGTGCGGACCCAAGAACCATTCAAGAGATTCATAACGGAGGTGTGAGGATATATGCTGTAAGTAAATACCCCGGTTCTGTTGTAGCGGGTATAGATAAGATGAAGGAGTATGAAATATACATAACCAAACGTTCGTATAACTTACAAAGAGAGTATAGAAAATATGTATGGGCAAAGGATAAAGACGGAAACTATATCAACGAGCCGGAAGACCATGATAATCACGGAATAGATGCCGCTCGTTACTGGATTTTGGGTGAGCTTCTTGGTAAGATAATAAAGTCACAAAAAGTTTCAAAAGAAGAATTAGGAATTTGGTAAATTTACAGATTATGAATTATATACAGGAATTATTAACACTATTCAGGAATAAGGCCCTTAACTCAATGGGTGTTGAGAGAGACATATTCCAACTTATAAAGGATGGTGATATTAGTACAGCCATCGCTCTGATGCAGAATAGGGAGGATGAAGTGGATATCGCTTTAAGTGAGTACAAGCCGGAACTTCACAAGGTTATGAAGCGTCCTAATAAGTTCAGAAAGAACAAAGCCCCGTATATCAGCGAGAAGCTTCCCCGGAACAGGCAGCAATTCATCAATGAAGTAGAATTATTCTTTCTTCTTGGTAAACCGATTAAGTGGGAAAAGAAAAACGGCAATGATGATGTTTATCAGATGTTTCTTGACTTCATTGATAAAACGAGGTTTAATGTCACCATGCGCAAAGTAAAGAGGCTTGCCGGAGCGGAAACAGAGAGTGCAAAGCTTTATCATCTATACAGGAACGAAAGTAACCAGGCAGAAGTCAAGGTGGTTGTGCTGGCCCGCTCCACAGGGTATAAACTAAGACCTTTGTTTGACCAGTTTGGCACATTGGTTGCCTTTGCTTTCGGGTATTCCGTTAAATCATCAGGTAAGTCCGTGCAACATTGGGATATTCAAACTAAAGACTTTTATTTCAACTGTAAAAAGGGAACAGTGGGATGGGAAGTGGAGACTTACCAGAACCCTACTGGAAAGATAAACATTATATTCTATCAGCAGGAAAAGGCTTGGATGGGTGTGCAACATCGGGCAGAAAGAGAGGAAATGCTTGATTCTAAAACCGGAGATATCAATAACTATTTCTCTGATCCTATGGCAGCAGCTACAGCAGATGTTATCGAAAACTTAAAAGATCCGGATGCAATAGGTACATTGATTCAGTACTATGGGAAAGATTCTAAGTTTGAATACATAGACCCTCCTCTTTCTTCTGAAACACGTGAAGCCGAGAAGAAAGATTTGAAATCATCTATCCTCGAAGACTCCCTTACCCCTGATATGTCTTTTGAAGGAATGAAAGGTATGGGTACTCTTTCGGGAGAAGCCATAAAGAGGGCTTTGATTATCGGCTATATCAAGCGGTTGAAGAATCTTGAGATATATGACATCTTGGTTGACCGAGAAGTAAAGGTTATTATATCAGTAT